TGTGATGTTGTTACAGCATTAAAAGTAGGAACAGCGATATATAACTATCAAAATGAAAAAGCTATTGCTAAAGGTAAAAGAATTGCAAATGATAAAACAAGAGAAAACGCTGACGCAAACTACTTAGCTAACATTGCTAAAATTGATAATGAAAAAAACGAAGCCGCTATGGAAAAATCTACAGAAGAATATAGAAATAAATTAGCTAAAAAAGCAGAACAAGCAACAGGATTAAATTTAGGATTTGGAAATGCTACACGTATTTTACAAAGTGTAAGTGGTAAATATGACCAATCTTATGCAGATATAATACAAGGTTATAGACAAGATATGACTGGATTAATGTCTGATGAAAATGCCGCTTATGCTAATTTAGCTAAAACTTATAACAGTATTAAACCAGTAACAGAACCTAGTAGAACAGGTTTAGCACTACAAATAGCTACAATAAGTGCTGAAGGATATTACAAAAACAAAGCACTTGAACAACCAGAAAAAGGAAGAGCACCAGACTCTTATGATGAATTATAATGGCATATCAAAAACAAAGAACAAATAAATACTTTGACGCATTTAACAAAGGTTATGTGCAATCATCAAATACAACAGAAGCTAGTCAACTTATAGATGTACTACAAAAAAGTACATTACCTACCTTAGATAAAATCCAAACTTATAATATACAAGAAGATAAAGATGACGCTACAATTAAAATAGCACAATTAGAGTCTCAAGGTAAAGACAGTAAAACTATTTTAAATGAAATTAAAGAAGGTAAGCACCCAGAGTTAGCAGGTAAATATGTTAATAAAACTGTGCAATATCATTTAGGTAGAGTAGAAGCCAACAAATCAATTCTTCAAATTAAACAAGCAATGGAAGCAGGAGAATATAATATTAAAGAAAGTAACTTAGATGTTTTCTTAAAACCTTATATAGAAGCTCAAGATTTTGATAACAAAGATGACACGTTTGCTTTAGGTTTTGCTTCAGAATTTACACCATACCAATCTAAATTAATGTCAGAAGATGTTGTAGCTAGAGGTAAAATAAATTATGAAAATAAAATATTAGATTTAATAACTATGGTAAACAATGTACCAGATGCTAATATTAAAGATAATTATTTTGAAAAATTAAATTCTACACAATATGATATGATTTCTCCTGATGGTACAACTATACAAAAAATGTATAGCAATGATGACATTAATAAAGCGGCATTACAAGATGTAAAAAACATTATTGACAGTGCTTTAAGCACAGACCAATTAAATAGAGCAAAATTAATACTTCAAGCAAACAGAGGTAATGATAAAAATGGGAAACCTTTACAAAACTTTATGTCAAGTAACAAACCTGAAGTTGTAGAATTGAAAAAACAATTATTTGCAAAAGAAATATCTTTAGAAAACATAGAAGCTACAAGAGCAGACAGAACAAAAAATGAAGCTATAGCAAAAGCAACTAAAGAATATCTTGTAGAAAATGACCCAATTAAAAAAGCAGAAATGAAAAAAGAATTTATAAAAAATTATGGAGATGTTTCTTCATCTTTCTTGCAAGACGTTAATGCGGCAGAATCATTATTAGAAGATACTGATAAAGTAAAAGAAATACAAAAAGATGTGGAAATGGGTAAATATAATTATGATATGGAAGGTTTAAATGAAGCTCTAAAAGGTGTGCGTATATCTACAGACAGTTTAGAAAAAATATTAGACAAACAATCTGTAGCAGAACAAACACAAAATTCTTTTTACACTCCACCAAGAGAAAACGAAAAATACAAAAAAACAGTTAAAGATATTACAACTTTATTAGCAGATAAATTAAAACCAAAAAACAGTAAGTTTGATACAGGTAAAACACAAATTCTTATTGCTGATATAGTTAAACAAGATTTTGGAGATGCGTGGCAAGAGTGGAATGAAAGCAATATTAAACCACCTAGAACAGCACCTTTTGCAGAAAGAAATCAATGGGAAAAAGATGCACAAGCATGGTTAGATAATGAATATTTAAACATAATTAAAAAGTATGACAATGAAAATTGGCTAAGTGCAATGACTGTTAAAATGGAAAATACAACAATGTCTGAGTTCTTTGATGCAGATGAAGATTCGCAATTAAAATCATTCTATGATGGTGAAATTACTAAAATAACTGATAAATTTAGTTTAGAAGCAATAGAAGAATTAAAAGCAGAATCTAAAAGAGATTTAATTCCTGTATCTGATTTATTAAAAAGTGAACCTGCTATACAAAAATTAATAAACAGTGATATTAATATATTTACTGATGATAAAACTACTCCTAACATGAATGAAGGTGAAACAATTATTCAAGACATTATGGATAATTTAGGAATTACTAATATAGATTACACAGATGATTTAAACGAAGTTAGAGATAGTATTGTTAATTTTGATGGTAATATTGTTTTACCAGAGCTTGAAGAAGGTATGTTTGATTTCTTTACAGATAAAGATGAAAAAAGTGAAGAAGCTCAAGGTCAAGCCTTTGTTGAAGGTTTATCTAAAATATTAAAAAGACCAGTTACTAAAACATTTTACAATGCAAATATGACTGAGTCAGACAAAGAATCAATATCAAAAATATTTAATATTAACTCTAATCAACTAGATGAATTAGTTGCTAAATATTTACAATAAGGAAAAATAGATGGCAAATTGGCGAGACGTATTAAAAGAAGAAGAAAAAGAAAATGTAGTTACAGGTAGAGTAACTAATTTAAGAGGACGGAGAACAGCAATAGAAAAAAGCCAATATGATGCAATGAACCGTGTAGAGCGTCAAAAACTAGCAGTAGAAAAATTACAATCAGATGAATTTGAAAAAGTATTAAGAAGATATTATGAAGGTGGAATTACAGATAAAAACAATGTAGTTACTGGTGGTAAAAACATTAAAGATTTTACTAAAAAAGAATTAATAGAAAAATTTTATCAAGATAGAATATGGAGTGAATATAATACAGCAGGTATTGCATTAGATGTGGGATTAGTTCTTGGCAAAGATGATGAATATAAAAAAGATTGGGCTGAAATAACACAAGTGTACGCAGACCTTCCTTGGTTTGGTAGTCAAACTATTGGATTTACAAAATGGGCTAAAGATTTTGTACCTGCTTTAGTTGCTGACCCTCTTAATTTATTTACATTTGGAACAGGAAGTACAATAGTTAGAGAAGCGGCTAAAACACCATTAAAAGGATTAGCAAAAAAAGAATTTCAAAAGTCTGCGGCTAAAGCGGCGGCATGGGACGTAGCAAAAAAAGAAGCGGCGTATGGTGCGGCTATAGGTGCAGGTGCAGACATGGCTAGACAAACTGCTGAGATAGATGCAGATTTAATGTCTGATTACAATATAACTAGAACATTACTTGCAGGTACTATTGGGGGTGCGGCTCAGGGTACTGTAGGTGCAGGTATGGGTTACTGGACAGGCAAAAGAAAAGCAGGTAAATTTTATGATAAAGGTGATGGATTTAAAGGTGACTATGATTTAGATTATGGAGTTGCTACGCCTGTTAATACAAAAATTAAAGAGCCAAAAAAAGTTACAATTAAGAAAACTCAAAAACCTGTAATAGAAAAGAAAATAAAAGAGATTAAAAGAAAAACACCTATTATTAATTTAGATAGAATTAGTAGTGATGAGTCTTTAACACCTGCTGTAAAAGAAGTAGTTAAAATTGTTAAAAGATTAAAAGATGAAAAGAAAGTTAGAGTAAATCAAAGAGTGGGTTTGTTTGACCAAATAGTAGAAAAAGGTAGTGCTATGGTCAAAGACAAAAAAGCAAGAATTAAACTACAAAATGAATTAAAAAACTTGGCAGAAAAAGCTCCTGAATTTGCACCTAAAATTTATGCAGGTAGAATTAACATTATTAATAAAAGTCAAGAAATAGTAGAAATTAAAAAGATAATGAATGAAGCAGTTGATGTTGATGAAAAACTTGCAGTTGCTAATGAGTTAGAAAAAAGTTTAAATGAAAATGCTTTATTAGTACAGAATCATATTAAAACAGTAGAAGGCGTGTCTGACGCATTAAACCAACAAAAAATAGTAGTTGGTTTAACAGAAGCAGATAAATTAAGATTTGAAGTTGATAGTATTATTAGTAAAGATTTACCTAAAATATTAGCAGAAACTAAAAAAATGACTCCTGCAAAGAAAATTAAAACTATAGAAAATTTAGCAGAGTTGACTGGTAATGATGAAGCTATGCGTAAAGTTATTAGAAAAGTAAACAGAAAAACGAAAGATAAAAAAGTTACAGTATTTGAAGCCTTAAATGAATATACAACAGCTAATCTGTTGGGAGACCCTACTACACATGAAGTAAACGTATTATCTACAATTATTAAATTTAATGGATTTGTAGCAGAAAATTACATTATGGGTTTACAAAGTTTAAAAAGAGGTGAAAGACAATTAGCTGTTGACCAAATAAGAATGGCTAATGATTTATTAGTAAGTCAATTTAGATTTTATCAAATAGCATTTAAAAAAGCACAACTTGCATGGAAAGCAAATAGAAGTGTAGGAGATACTTTAGAACATAGATTTGACGGTAAACAACAAAGAAACATGGAAACATTTTTCAAACAATTACAAGAGTCTGACAGTTCAATAAAACAAGGTATAGCTTTTATAGGCTCACCTATAGGTAAGTTGTCTTTCTTAACATTACGTGCTTTAGGTGCAGGTGACTCATTTACAAAAAACATATTTAATAGAGCGGCTAGAGTAGCAAATGTTAATCAAAGAATGAGAAAGTTTTATCCTGAGCTGTGGAAACAAAATACTAAAGTAAACAAAAGAAATATAGTTAAACTACAAGATAAAATAATATCTGTAAAAGAAAACATAAGATTTGAAAAAGCACAAGATAAAATTAATGTTAAAAAGTTAGATAAATTAAATAAATTATTAACAGACCTAGAATCACAAAAAGGTAAACAAACTACATTTGAAAAGAAATGGTCAGAAATGTATTATCAATATGAAGATGAGTTTGGTAATTTTAGACCTACTTCACAATTTAATAGTCTTGAAGTTAAATCATTAGACGACTTAACAAAATCAGTTGCTTATGACCCAACATTTGTTTCACAAGTAAACTCATTTACACAAAATTTAAGAAGTCCATTACTTGACGCTAATCAATTCTTTCCTGACCAAAAACAAAGTGCAGGTAACATAGGGCAGTTAGTATTAGACTTAGCAAATAAATATCCATTGATGAGAGTGTTTACAGGATTGCATTTTGTTAAAACGCCTATGAGTTTATTTAAAACTGCATGGCAAATGACACCAGTTCTTAATAAATATAATTTAGAATTTAAAGGAATGTTAAATGCGTCTGACCCTATTGTTAGACAAAAAGCAGAAGCTATCCAAAACTTAGGTAGAATAGTTTATGGTTTAGCTATATTGTCAGCATGGTCAGGTAAAGTTACAGGATTTAAAGAAAAAGATAGAAAACATAGATTTTCATATAAATACGAAGATGAAAATGGAGAAACAAAATATGTTTCTTTAAATAGAATGTACCCATTTTCTTTACCATTTGTATTTGCCGCCGCCGCAAAAGATGCTATGGAAGAAATGGCAGATATATTTAATGATGACGCAAATAGAGCAATTCAAAATAAAGTAAAAGATTTCTTTCAACACGCTTTAGGCTCGTCATTTGCAATATGGTCTAACATGTTTGCTAGTCAATTAATGACACAAGACTTCTTTGAGTTTATGGCAATATTTAGTGAACCAGAAGCTAGTACAGAAGAAGGTGCTAAAAATGTTAGTAAGATAGAGAAACAGGCAAGTAGAACAGTTAGTAAAACTATACCATTAGCAACTACATGGAGATGGACTAATAAAGTATTTGGTGATGCAGAAACAGAATTAAATACTATGCTTGACCATATTACACAATCTTCTCCATTTGAATTATTAAAAATAATAGATGAAAAATATTTAAACAATTCGTTACCACCTACTTTAAATGGTGATGCGTTGTCTCCAAGAAGAGACCCATTAAAAAATATATATCCTAAACCTAAAGGTATATTGTTAGGTAATTTACAAGACATATTACCAGTAACTAGCCATTGGAGTTCTTCTATTGTAGATAGATTTGGTAAGAAAATTGAATTAAATTATAAAGCAAAATTAAGTTTATCAAACACTAATTTACAATGGGAAAGACCTTCATTTAGAATAGCCTTGGGTTTTGGTAACTCTTTTAATATGAAAGAACATTATGTAGAAAACATAACATGGAAAAAAGATATGTTTCACGACATAGAAAACAATAAACAATTAAAATTACCTGAAGGGACTACTTTGTATGAAGCTACTAATATTGTAGCTAGTCAAATTATATTAGGCGGAAAAACTTTAAATGAAAGATTTGCAGATGAGTTAAATAACCCAGAATCTAGGTACAATAAAAGATATTATAATAATCAAAGATTTGCAGGTAAATATGAAGGAGACCAATATTTACTAGAAATTATTAGAGAATATGAGTTAGAAGCTAGAAATTATGTTAAAGAATTTGCAGTTTTTAAAGCAGATGAACAAGACACAACTATATTTAAATTAGAAGAAAAATTAGGAAATATGGAGCTTGAAAGGGAGCTAAACATATTAAAACAATAAGTACCCCTTTTAGATAAAACAAATAAATTAAAGGAATTAAATGGCAAATAGTTTTGTAAGATATGTAGGTGACGGTAATACGTCAGCATATTCTATACCTTTTAGTTATAGAAGTACAGCAGACCTAACTGTTACACTAGCAGGGGTTGTTACTACAGCTTTTACATTAAATGCCGCAGGAACGACACTAACTTTTAGTTCGCCACCTGCTAACACTACAGCCATTGAGATTAGACG